GCGTCTGTTAAAGATTACAATAAGGCGATTGCAGATGGTGATACAACATGGATTAACATAGCGAAAGGCGAAGTCAACAGCTTGGCCCGTGTTCTGTCTGAAACCGGTTATTCCGTGTTCTTTAACGGTGTCTTAGTTCCCGGCACAGTTACAAGTGGTACTCCGGCAATCACAGATTTGCGCGTTTCCGGCCCGAACATCAACTCCGGGCGTTACCTCTATTCTGGCGAACCGCAATAAAAAAGAAGGTGCAGTTATGGCATTTACGCCCCGTCTTACCGACGCGAACATGGTAAACAATCCATGGTGGTACAGTAAGCAGAATCCGCTCTATGACGCTGGATACGGGTTGCCTAACTGCACCTGTTACGCATACGGGCGTTACGCGGAAATTCGCGGTGCGTTCGCAAATCTCCCTGTTGGCAATGCCGGTAAATGGTTTGAACAGGCAACGTCCTTTGACCGTGGACAAACGCCGCGCCTTGGCGCAATCATGGTTTGGAAGGACACTGAATCTCCGAACCTGTTCGCCGGACATGTCGCGGTTGTGGAAGGATTTGCCTCTGACGGAGGAATCATCTGTAGTAATTCCGCGTGGCAAGGCACTTATTTCTGGACGGCTACCGTCTATGCAAGTAATCAATATCGTATGTCTTGGATGTTAAAGAATGGCCGACATTACGGCTTCATGGGCTTTATTTACAATGATTCCCCTGATACTATGCCGGACCCCGGAGACATTACGGACCCCGCATTAGACGCTATCCCGGACGGTGAGTGGCAAGCCAAACGCACAGGCGGCTACGCTATGGAATCTAATGAAGCGTGGAATAACGCTTGCCGTATTTATCATATGTTAAGAAGCGCGGTATCTGACGCAACACCTAACGGATGGACGCTGAATGCTATCTGCGCTTTACTTGGCAATATTGACGCTGAAAGTAGTTATAACCCGTGGCAATGGGAGAGCGATAATATTCTCCCACAAGGCAGTGACAAAAGATTTAACAGCAGTGGCCCCGGCTATGGCCTTGTCCAGTGGACCCCGGCAAGTGGCTATCTTGACAATCCTATCGCACAGGCTAACGATTACTACGCCCCTAACTACTCCAATCAAACAGGGCGTGCCTCTGATGGTTTCGCCCAAATCGTACTTATGAATCAAACTACCGGAAGCGGTCCTTATCAGCAGTGGTACTCTACAAAAGCATTTACAACCAGATACGCAAACGGCGAAAGATTTACAGGCATGACTTGGAATGACTTTCGCAATTCAAAGGATACCCCGGAACGTCTTGCGGAAGCGTTTGTTATCTGCTACGAAAGGCCGGGCTATCAAAGAGGAACAAAAATCCCTCTGTTATTGCGAAGGCGCATTAACGCGGCGCGGTACTGGTATAACAAGTTCGTCAATTACGCTTCATCCAATACGCCCCCGAAACCGGAAGAGCCGGAGGATGAACCGGGAAACGAACCGGGACCAGAACCAGAACCCCCGGAAAATCCGGGCGAAGAAACCGGACCAGAAGAGGAAACGGACCCGCCGTATCCCGATTACTTTGCGATTAAGAAGCGGACAAAGGGATTTATTATGATTGGGAAAAGGAGACTGTGATTATGGCTGTACTGGATGAAAGCGCCTACTATGAAATGCTGAAACGCCGCTTTGGCGGGGACAGCGAAGAGGATATTCAAGATTTCGAGAATGCCGTAGACACTTACACGGCGATGAAACAGGCGGCGCAGAAAGACGCGGAGAACTGGGAGGAAAAGTTCAAAGCAAATGACGAAGCGTGGAGAAAGAAATATATGGCCCGTTTCCAGAGTGGAACTTTCGGCGAGATTACGGCAGAGGGTTTCCCGTTTGACCCCGCGAATCCCGGCGTAAGACCCACGGAGAAAAAAGAGGGCCCGACTGCGGAGACTATCACTATTGGCGATTTGTTCTCCCACTAATATCATTTGAGAGGTGAGCGAAATGCCCGTTGTTCCGTCTATGAGCAAACTGAATGCCGCGTCTGTTGACATTCTGAATGCTATTCGCAATAGCGCCTCTACCAACTATAAGGACTATGTTCCTGTGGCGGTAGACGCTGACAGCGTCCGTACTATCGGAGCAGTCATTATGCTGTACCCGGCGTTGCAGAATGAGTTTCTGAATGCGCTGGTAAACAGAATCGGCAAAGTAATCATCGAAAGCAAAACCTACGAGAACCCGTGGGCGGTTTTCAAGCGCGGGACGCTGGAAATGGGCGAGACTATCGAAGATGTCTTTGTCAATATCGCCCGGCCCTTCCAGTTTGACCCGGCGACTGCGGCAACGAATGTCTTTGCCCGTCAAATCCCCGATGTCCGCGCCGCGTTCCATGTCGTGAACTGGCAGAAATTCTACAAACAGACAGTTTCGCGGGAACAGTTGCAACACGCATTTCTGGCCATTGAGGGCGTGACTGACCTTATCAGCCAAATCATCAAGGCCATGTATACCGGCCTGAATTACGATGAGTTCCTTACAATGAAATACCTGATTGCCCGGAACATCCTGAACGGGCAACTGACCCCGATTACCGTCCCGACCGTGACCACGGCGAACATGAAACCCATTGTGTCCACTATCAAAGCCACGTCGAACGCGATGGAATTTTTGGGGACTAACTACAATCTGGCCGGTGTCTCCAATTCCAGCACAAAGGACGAACAGTATATCATTACCACGGCGGAGTTTGACGCGGTAATGGATGTCGAAGTTCTTGCGGCGGCGTTCAACATGGACAAGGCGGACTTCATGGGCCACCGTATCATGGTGGACAGTTTCGGCGAACTGGATACGGAACGCCTTGCGAAGCTGTTCGAGAATGATTCCACCTACACACCTTTGACCAGCGCGCAGATTACGGCCTTGAAAGCTATTCCCGCTGTTCTGGTGGACAAACAATGGTTTGTCATTTTCGACAACCTGTTGCAGATGGAGGAACAGCACAACAGCGAAGGCCTGTACTGGAACTATTTCCTCCATGCGTGGAAAACGTTCTCTGCTTCCCCCTTTGCCAATGCCGCCGTATTCGTCCCCGGCACGCCGTCTATTACCAGCGTAACAGTTGCGCCGTCCGCCGTAACAGTAACAGCGGGACAGTCCGTTACTTTCACCGCAACCGTTGCCACAGCCAACTTTGCCCCGCAGTCCGTCACATGGAGCGCACAGTACCCGAACGACGTTATCATTGACGCGCACGGCGTTGTCACTGTCAAAAGCACGGCAAGTCACGCATCCAATAAGATTACCGCAACTTCCACCTATGACAGCACAAAATCCGCTTACGGTACGATTACCGTTAGCGGCGTAAGCAACAATTAAGGTATCAGTTTAGGGCAAGTAAAAGGCGCAAGGCCCTAAGCGCGGCAAATTGGGAATTGTCAAACGTGCGTATCCGCTCTACGGACGATTGAGGCCCGTATGCCATGTGATGTTGTGGGAGTTGATTGGCGGTTAGCGAATCTAAGTTTCTTGCAACTCTCGAGCTGGCTATATCTTGTTTGTTGCCACGCTTATGCGTCGCTGATGGTGAGTTGGAGTTGGAGGGGGTAAGAGGTGTCGTCTCCTACCGGCTTACCCCCTCTGACGCTGACTATGAAAAGGAGACATTATGACTTACAGGGAAATTTGCCTGAGAGAAGCAATGAGGGTTGTGTGTCAAAGCCGGGAACAGGAATACGGTTCGCCGGAAGACAGCTTCCAGCAGATTAGGGAACTGTGGGAGGCTTATTTGGGCTTGACACTTGCCCCGCATGACGTGGCTATGATGATGGCCTTGCTTAAAATCGCCCGGATTAAGAGCGGACATTTTAAGGAGGACAGTTTCATTGACGCGGTGGGGTATGTCGCGTGCGGGTATGAGATTGCACGGATGGAAAACGAAGGGAAGTTCGCCGGGGTAAGTAAGGATAAGGACAAGGCCGCGTCAGAGACAGGGGAGCGGAGAGACAATGAGGCGCGGGGAGAAAACGTAACGCGGGGAGATAATGAGGAACGGGGAGAAAGTGTAACGCAGGTAGACAATGATACGCCGCCTGATACGGATACGCGAACGGACACGAATACGCGAACGGAAACGGACCTCCAAACGGAAACGAAATTTCAATTCGGCGTGAGGGATGGGGAGACAAAGACGACAGAGGAACGCGAAGCAGAAGTCCAATCGTGCGTTGCCTATGGATTGCGGGAAAGTCAAAAAGAAATGCGTTCGCCTGTTTTCCGGGACGCACAGAAAGGAATCGGGGCGGGATTTGCTTATGCTTCCCCAAACGGACCGGGTATGCCGTGCGAGTACCCGTGAGAGGTTGGCATACGCCCGAAATCAAAGCATACAACATTGCCAACGGACCCGGCGTGAGAGTTGCAATGAAATCAAGAAACTGAATGACACTGGCATACGCCCGAAATCAAAGCATATGACATTGCCAACGGACCCGGCGTGAGAGTTGCAATGAAATCAAGAAACCGAATGACACTGGCATACGCCCGAACCCTTGACCCGGAGTTTGATTTGGCCCTTGGGCTTGCCGGTATGGGTGGAATTGAACCGGAGGTTTGCGGTATGAATTACGCCGAAATCAAACCATATGACATTGCCAACGGACCCGGCGTGAGAGTGTCCCTGTTCGTTTCCGGTTGCCGGAGACATTGTTTACACTGCTTTAATTCTCTGGCGTGGGAGTTTGATTGTGGGAGACCGTTTACTGCGGAGACAGAGCGGCAACTGCTTTCTATGATTGACGCTGGTTTTATTAACGGCTTTAGCGTCTTGGGCGGTGAACCCTTTGAACCGGAAAACCAGACGACGTTACTGAATTTCTTGCCGAAGGTGAAAAAGAATGTTTGGGCGTGGACCGGATTTCAGATTGAAGAATTGGGCCTTGACAATCCGCTCTTGCGCTTTGTTGATGTTCTTGTGGACGGCCCTTTTATTGAGGCCGAAAAAGATTTGGGCCTTGTTTTTCGGGGAAGCAGAAATCAAAGGATTATTGATGTAAAGCGGACCTTGGAAACAGGGAAGGTAACATTGAAACGGGGGTATGAGCGTGGCCGAAATTTCCCCACAAACTGACATTATCGTCATGGCTGGCTTGCCGTTCCCTGTTGACTATGATTATACTATCCATTTTGAATCATTGTCCGCGCAATACAGATTTATTTTGGGTAGTGCTGTTTATGTTGACGGGAACAGATATTTTACAAGGTACAAATTAACAAGGCAAATGTACCAGAGGCAAGAAAGAGGCTGGATGAAGATACAGATTAAGTACCAGACAGCGCGAACACTTAATTATCTGGCCTTTCGGAATGGCGAAGGATTGAACTGGGTATTTGCTTTTATTACTAATGCTGAATATATCAATGAAAACACCTCTCTAATTCAATATCAGATTGACATTATGCAGACTTATATGTTTAGCTATACGCTTAACCCTTGTATTGTTGAGAGGGAACACGTTGCGGATGATTCCCTTTTTAAACATTACTTGCCGGAAGATATTGAAGTTGATGATTACGAGATTAACGGTATAGATTTAAGCTTTGGCCATTTAGGGGACACAAATCAGGGTGTGTTAGTAGGAGCGACATTTGATAAAACTCATGATAGATTGATGGGTGGTTGGTATAACGGCGTTTATCAGGGTGCAAGTTTACAATTCTTTAAAACTGGAAGCGAGATTGTCGATTTTCTTCTTTATGCTACTGACCCCGCCACCGGAGATAAGAGCGAAGGTATTATTGGAATGTATATGATTCCGTCTTTCTTTGGAGACCAATTAACTGGAAGCGACGCTAACTTCTATTATACGCCTGTTGTCAGTGACGCACTTAACGCTGAAAATCTGGCTACCTCTTGGGTTAATAAACATCATTATCGAAACAATAAATTATGCTGTTATCCATACTGCTATCTTTCCATTTTACAGAACAATGGAGACGAGCAGATTTTTGATATTAGGCTATTCCAGCCGTCCGGGAATGAGATTACGACGGAAGATATTGGAGATGATTACACTCCGATTTCGAGACGGAACGTAAAGTTCTTTACAAGGTTCTGCGCGGGATTGCCCCCTATGGCAGAATTGTACCCGGAATATTATGATGGGAATAGATATAATAGACGGAAAAGATTGGTTGTCGGGGACTTCCCCGTGGTAAGTTGGAATATTGACAGCTATAAAGCGTGGCTTGCAAATAATATTGGACAACAGGCTATTGGCATTACAAGCGATGTACTTGGCGGGATTCTTGGTATCACCGGAAGTTTGACCGGAGGTTGGCAACAGGAAAAAATTGGCAAGAGTTTATTGCCCACAGGCGAATCGTACACGAAAGTTACTCCGGCGCATATGAGTGGAAGCGGAATTTTAGGTGCGGTTAGTAGTGGCGTTCATATGGGAATTAACTTGGCTTATAGATATGATTCTTTCAGAATGGCTAAAAATCTGCCTAATAAATATTTTGGCGGAAACGCTAACATGATTGACGCGGCTAATGGGTATCTTGGATGGAAACCATATTTTCATCATTTGACTAACAGTTTCGCTAAGAGAGTTGATGAGTTTTTTGATAGATATGGATACAGGGTCATGGAGTTGAAAACACCGTCATTAGTTAATCGGACATCTTTTACCTATGTAAAAACTAATGGTTGTTCGCTTACTGCTAATAGCTGTAACGCTGAAACCGCTAATCAGATTAAAGCTATCTTTGATAACGGAATTACGTTCTTTACGTTGGAGTACGGATTGAGTTATCATCTTGTCGGAAATTATGCCGTGGAGAACAGGCCGCTTGATAACGTGGATTTAAACGACGCGGAATTACTTGGCTATGACACGGACGTTTTGGAGATTACTCCAAACAAAGCAGTTAATGGACAGCAGGATACAGAAGTTATTTATACGCAACTCTTTAACGATGTTCAAGTTGAAGGGTATGTGATATGAGTATGGAGGTATTGAATGCCACGCCTGAAAGATAGGAACTTTTGGGAAAGCCGTACTCTGAATAACTATGGCTTTATGCAATACTACAACAGACTTGTTGAGTTGAGCATATCAATGTTCAATTGGGAAGGATTGCCGGATACTATCGACAAGCGGTATCTGGAACTGTGCCTCTTTGGAGACGGTAAGGCCGTTTTCTTTAAAGATGAAACCATTGGACACTTGGCCTTGCGGTGCGCGAGCGGTGGACCGCTGAATGTGTACGGGATTCCCGTGACCAGAACCGCATATGCGGCTAATGGTTATAATCGAACGCTGAATGAGACGGACAGTGTTTTGATTTGGAATAATATGATTCATACAAATAGCGTACTGGATGTTGAGCAGTTCGCAAGGCGATTGTATGAACTGGATAGAACTGTTGATGTCAATACAAGAGCGCAGAAAACTCCGGTATTGATTCTGTGCGATGAGGGCGAAAGGCTTACGGTTAAACAGGTTTATAAAAAGTATGATGGTAATGAACCTGTTATTTACGGGACCAGCGGTTTGCAGAATGTTAAATTTACTGTTCTAAAAACTGACGCGCCATATATCTCAGATAAGATTTACCAACTAAAAACGCAATATTGGAACGAAGCACTTACCTATCTTGGAATTAGTAATGTTAATATTGTTAAAAAGGAACGTCAGATTGTTGATGAGGTTTTAAGGAATCAGGGCGGAACTATCGCAAGTAGGTACAGTAGATTAAACGCAAGACAAAACGCCGCAGATGAGATTAACAAGATGTTTGGACTTAACGTTAAAGTTAGCTATAACGAGGACATTCAAACCTTGGAACAGGATAGCACTGAAACGCAAGATGTCCATAGAAAAGACGGTAGAGAAGCGTATGGAGGTGAAAACGGTGGCTAAGTATACTACCGAAGTTAGAACCATTTGTGAAATGGCGGCTGGCGGTGAACGGAAAGGACAGACGGATGTTGACGCTGTTCTGGAAATTGCCGCTGATAACGTGTTACCATATTACCCCCTGTTTTCAAGTGAGTATAGACATGGCCTGAATAAAAAGATTTTGGAGCATTTCTATACAAGAGAGATTGGCTTTGAAACCGTTGGTTTATGGAAGCTGAAAATGGGGACAAAGTTACGGGAGATTATGCCGTATTATAATAAGCTGTATGAAACAGAGACGCTTAAATTTAATCCCTTTTGGGATGTCGATTTGACTACGAGTAGGGCCGGAAGCAGGAGTGAAAAGAGTGATAAGACTGGTAGTGAAAATGATAAGGAAAACCGGACTGTTAGCAGTGAAAATTCACGAAACCGGACAAGTGCTAAGACAGGGACTATTAATACAAGTGGAGAGGACCACGAAGACAGGACAGATAACAGGCATGAAACTGGAAGCGAGACTGTAACGGGTAATGATAGTTCTACCCGGACCGGAGCGCGTAATCTTACTGGACAAAGCAATGATAGTAATAGAAGGGAAACAGCGAGTGAGAGCGGAAGCAAGTCTACGGCGGCGACTAATACCGTGGCTGATAGCAATAGTAACAATCAGAGTAATACTATTAATAATTCACAGAGTACAGGAACTAACAAGACCACAACTGAAAGCGATAGTAATAGTAACGCTTTTACGAATGACGATAACTGGCAATTGTTTAGTGATACCCCACAGGGCGGATTAAGTGCTATGGCAAG